GCTTAATTTGTTTAAGTAAAACTAATACTTACTTGAATGAGACATTTGATAGTCCAATTTCACCTAAGTAGTCAGCCGCGTTACCCAATGAACTTGCTGTATTAGTAAGTTCTAAGTAACCGTATCTTGTCATAAATGACACTACTGGTTCAAAGGAACTAGGATCCATTACTGGTCCTGTGCTCATTAATGGAATGTAAGGACAGTAGAATGCTGGTGCATCAGTTTCTGATGAACCTTTATATCCTACTAGTACTGATGTTCCATCAGCCGCGTAGTTGTCAACAAATACTTTAACAGTACCGTTTAATGTACCTACAAACTTAGAGTTTGTTGGAGCATCAAAAGGACCTTCTGTACTTCTGACAAACGTTGAAGTTGTCGCTGATTGTAATATTGTTAAAGCCTGTGGACTTACAACAACATAGTTACCTGCGCCTCTTCTTGTTCTAGCGGCAATCAAGTTTGCAACTCTATTAATAAGAATTGCCAAGATTGCGTGTCTTTCACCGATATACGTTTGTGTACCTGTGATTCCTGAGTTGAAGTCTAAAGTATCAACGGTAGGAGCAAGTGCTCTTAACTTCGCTAACATCTCTTGATCGATTTCAACTGCGATCTCTTGTGCTAATGCCTGCATAATTTCTGCTTCGATGTCTACACCGTGCATTGCGTTGGCGTCTTGAGCAGATTCAAAAGTCCATCTTGCTGATAGACGTCTTGTTTTTGCTTCGACTGTTTGCTTGAGGATTTGGATAGACATTTTACTACCTGCAGTACCTTCAGCGGCCGCCGTAGCGTCTGGAGTTCCAGAATATGCTGTTGCTAATGCAAATGGTGACAATGCTTCTTGTCCTGCTACGACTGAGTCTTTTGACTCTGCGTATCTTACTCTCAATGTGTGAATTTGACCTACTGGTCCACTCATTGGTTGCACACCAAGTAATTCGTTGGCGATCAAAGAAGGCATAACCCTTCTAATCAATGGTAGCATAACTTTGTTAAGTGATGCGACGTTTCCTGCCATTGTTGACCCTGCTGTCGCGGCTTCTTGTAATTGAGTTTTCGCGTTTTCTAAAATTACGTCCATTGTAGACTTTTTAGAACCCTGTAAACCCTCAAGAAGTGCGTCCTTGGTTGCGGACCAATTTGATTCAAATAATGCTTCTGCCATTATAATCTCCTAATTATTTAAGTCCGGCTAGTTTTCTGATTTCGTCTAAAGCGACGATATCAACTTCGTTGTCTGGGCCGGTTTGTCCGTCCAACGATCTATTACCAGTGTGTTCTGTCTTCACTGATTCTCTTATTACTTCTTTCTTAGTTCTTACAGAACCTTCCTCGTTCATAACACTCGGAAGATACTTGTTAAATGATTCTTCAAGTTTCTCTGTTTTTACTGATTCTAGAAGTTCTGTCATTAATTCTTTTTTGCCACTACTTAAAGGTGCAATTAAATCACTAACAACATTATTTCTGTTGTATCTGTCTTCTGCTATACGCAGTTTAGATTCAACTAATTTCTTTTGTTCTGAACTATTGTCTGCAGTAGCCGTTGCTTCAGTAACCTTGGTTTTTAATCCAGTAATTTCTGATTTTAGTTTTCTGACTTCTGTATTTTCATTTAAATACGAAGTTGCATACTCACCAGCCATTGCTTCAAATATTCTTCTACCAAATTCATTTTCACGAGCCTGTGTAATATCTTCTTTAAATTGCGATACTTCGCTTTTTAAAGCAGATGAAATAGTTGCTTCAACTTTTTCTGCGGCTCTTCTAATAAACTCTTTTTTAGCATCCGCAAGTTGCTCTCTTCCTTCGCGAACTAACTGAACTTTTTTCTCTGCTAGTTCTCGCTTATCGGAGTGGAACTCACGAATTTCGTCTGCGACCGCTTCGAGTACAAAGTTTTCAAGTTTTCCAAAGTTGTCACTTTGTGCTACTCTATCTGCTTTTAACTCTTTGATTTCGTTCGCTAACGTTTCTGAAACGAATCTATTAAGAACGTTAGTGTGTTCACCAACTGCTCTTTTATAATTAACTCTTTCAGCAATAGTTGCCTTCTTATCTTCAGCAAGTTCTTTTAACTCTGTTTCTAAGTTTTGAGTAATGAATGTGTCCATTGCTTCGACGATCTGACCTTTGTCATGTTCGAATCTCTGTGCAAATTCTTCTCTTAACTCAGCAGTGATATCTTCTCTTGCTTCAGCAAGGCGTGTTTCCCATGCTTCTTGAATACTAACTCTTGTCTCTTCAGTCAAGTCGCCGTTTTCTAGAAGTTCTACGAATTTATCCGCCATGTGCATTCTCCTATTTGAGTTCCAATTCTCGAATGAAATTTTCTAACATTCGGGATAGGTGTTTTTGTGCGTTTCTGTCACTTGTTACTTCACGGGCGACCTCAAAAATTTGAGCGCCTCCCTTCATATTAAATAAACTTTCATAAATTGCTTTAGGGTAGGCATCTGGGGCACTTGGTTGTGCTACGATGTCAACAGTTACTATATCAAAATCGCTTACCCTACCGCTTTCATTTACGTTACCACTACCGCGACTGCTTACACCTAGTTTGGCGCCGCCTGTTAGCAATGTTTTTGCTATTGATCCCATTGGTGTATCCAATAATTTCAATTTACCAAAACCATCTGCGCCTTCGCATCGCATGTTTGTAATCATGTGGCTTACTCTATCTAAATTAATTTGTAATTCTGTAGGATGATCTAACTCTCCAAGTACAGTTTCACCAGTTTGGATTCTACTTCCAATTGACTCAACAGCCGTCTGTATTTCATCTCTTGGATATATTCTTCCGTTTTGGTTCTTGACTTCGCCTTGTATAAACAGACCGCTCATATGCATATCTTTGCCATCCTTAGATGACTCAACTATGATATTAGCCTTATCTGGACTATAATATTCGAATAACTGTCTTGACATTTATATCTCCTTAATTACTTAATATCGTTAATTACTTAACTTTTCCTGCTATAGGACTCTCAGACTTGTCAGCACTTACTTTAGGTGCTGGGTGAGCCTTTGGTTTTTCGCCAATGTTATCACTTGCTGGATTATCTTTGGCTGAATCCCCTTTCTTACCTTCTGCGCCGTCCTTACCAAAAAGTTCTTTCTCGGATGTTCCGAAACTTTCTTTCTTTGGGAATTTCATTGCATTACTGTTATCTGAACTTGAGTCGTTCTTAGCAGATTGTTGTTTACTGAAGTTAGTTGCTTCTTCTAGTTCTTCTTCAACTTCTTCATCTAAGTCAATTTCTTCTTCAAAAGATTCCATTTCCATTTCATCTTCTAATTCTGATTCAGCCTCGTCGGCATCGCCGTCTTCGTCTGACATCAACTTTTCAAATTCTGCTTTTAGATCGTCTAATTGTGCTTCTAAATCATCAACTCTGTCTTCGACTTCTTCTTCTGAATCCATTTCACCGTCCATTTCCATATCTGGTTCCATTTCGTCTTCCATATCGTCTTCTTCTTCGTTGACACCTGATTCATCAGCCATAACGTCTGCTTCTACTTCGTCGTAGAAGTCTTCACTTGGTGAACCTGCTACTGTTTCTTCTACAGCCTCATCGTCTGATTCAACAGTTTCTTCAACTGCTTCTTCATCGGATTCTTCTGCTTCTTCGACAGTTTCTTCAGATTCGTCTTTTTCTTCAACAACTTCGTTGTCGATTGCTTCTTCTAGAGCATCTTTATCTAAGAGTTCTTCATAGATTGCTCGGGACTTCTCAACCATAAAACTATGTAATAGTTCTTTTGCTTGAGCATCGTCCTCTGCTAAAAGATGTTCCAGTACTTGTTCTAAAACACTTTTATCTGACATCGTAATTTCTCCTTTAAACTCAGGCAACGCCTGATATATCGTAATTGTATTTAAGTATAATGTACTGTTTTATGTAAAAAACGGTGTTTTTTTGAGGTTTTTTAATTAAAACAAGTTATAACGACCTGTTTTTAATTGCCTCTATGATGTGATCTGCATACTTTCTATGTGCGTATGG